AATTAGAGCAAGTTTTTTCATAAAAGTATTGACTTAAGTTAGCAATGTATGTATTATAGTATCACTTTAGAGGATTGTCAATGACTACTAGGATATACGGACCAGAAGAAAAAGCAAAATTGGAGAAATTGATTAACGAAGGCAGCACCGTTCTTCGTGAAATTGAAGACCTTCAAGAGGGTTTAAAGGAAACCGTTAAGGCTGTGGCCGAGGAATTAAATGTCAAAACCAGTGTGATCAATCGTGCTATTAAAATCGCACATAAGGGTGATTGGAGTAATTACGATAATGATTGGAAAGAAGTAGAAGCAATTTTGGATATTACCAAAAAAATCTAAGGCAGGGCGGGCCATAATCCGCAAACTTGGTATTTGTGAGCCTGAAATCACATAGGAGATTATTATGTATGTCGACGCCTATTTCGACCGGGACAATGAAATTGTCAAGGTCGTAGAACGTAACCGCAAAGGTGAACGTAATTTTAAAGAATACCCAGCTAAATTTATATTTTATCACGAAGACCCTAAGGGCAAGCACACTAGCATATATGGTACAGCAGTTAGTCGTGTAGTATGTAAAACACAAAAAGATTTTCACAAAGAACTTAAGATTAATAGTCATAAACGTATCTATGAAGCAGATATTAACCAAGTCTTTGTCTGTTTGAGTGAAAATTATCTCAATGCTGATGCACCAAAACTCAATGTAGCATTTTTTGATATTGAGGTGGACTTTGATCCAGAACGTGGTTATGCCAGTCCAGATGATGCTTTTATGCCAATCACTGCTATCAGTGTACACTTACAATGGCTTGATACATTGGTAACACTAGCAATTCCACCTAAAGGCCTAAATATACAAGAGGCAGAGGAGTTAGTCAAAGACTTTCCTAATACACACCTCTTTGATAATGAAGCTGATATGTTAGATACTTTCTTAACTTTGATTGAAGATGCTGATGTATTAACAGGATGGAATAGTGAGGGCTATGATATTCCCTATACGGTAAATCGTGTAATCAAAGTATTGAGCAAAGATGATACACGTCGTTTTTGTTTGTGGAATCATTATCCTAAACGTAGAGAATATGAAAAGTTTGGCAAAACAGCCACAACTTATGACCTAGTGGGTCGTGTACATTTAGATAGTTTAGAACTTTATCGTAGATATACTTATGAAGAAAGACATACCTATAGGTTGGACGCCATTGGTGAAATGGAGATTGGAGAACGTAAAACGGTCTATGAAGGATCTCTAGATCAACTCTATAACAATGACTTTGCTAGATTTATTGAATATAATCGTCAAGATTGTGCGCTATTAAACAAGTTAGATCAAAAACTACGCTTTATTGACTTGGCCAATACACTGGCACATGAAAATACCGTATTATTACAAACTACAATGGGTGCTGTAGCAGTTACAGAGCAAGCTATTATTAATGAAGCACACCGTAGAGGTGTAGTGGTTCCTAATCGTACTAAAAAAGCTGAACGTGATGATGGTAGTGCTGCTGGTGCATATGTGGCCCATCCCAAAGAAGGTATACACGATTGGATAGGTAGTGTGGATATTAATAGTCTATATCCATCTACTATTCGTGCTCTTAATATGGGTCCTGAAACTATTATAGGTCAACTGCGTCAAACAATGACTGATGCTTATATGAAGGAGCAAATGGATAAGGGTAAGAGCTTTGCTGGTAGTTGGGAAGGAAAGTTTGGTAGCTTAGAATACGAAGCAGTAATGAATAAAGAGATTGGCACTGAGATCGTGATTGACTGGGAAGATGGTTCAAATGATATTGTAAGTGCCGCAGAAGCATATAAACTTATCTTCGATAGCAATCAACCATGGATGCTCAGTGCTAATGGCACAATTTTTAGATATGATAAAGAAGGTGTTATTCCAGGACTACTTGAACGTTGGTACAAAGAACGTAAGGAAATGCAGGCCAAACTTAAGGAGGCTATAAATGCTGGAAATAAAATTGAGGAAGAATACTGGGACAAACGACAATTGGTTAAAAAGATTAACCTTAACAGTTTGTATGGGGCTATTCTTAATCCTGGGTGTAGGTTTTTTGATAAGCGTATTGGGCAAAGTACTACCCTTAGTGGCAGGCAAATTACCAAGCACATGGCTGCTAAGATAAACGAAGTAATTACAGGTGAATATGATCATGTTGGTCGTAGCATAATTTATGGTGATACTGATAGTGCCTACTTCAGTGCTTATAAAACACTTAAGAAAGATATAGAAAAAGGTGATATCCCTTGGAGTAAAGAGACTATTATACAACTTTATGATAGTGTAGCTGAAGAAGTCAATAAGTCATTCCCAAATTTTATGGTAGAGGCATTTCATTGTCCAAAAAGCAGAGGCACAGTGATCAAAGCTGGGCGTGAACTTGTGGCCAGTAAAGGTCTGTTCATTACCAAGAAGCGTTATGCTGTACTATACTATGATAAAGAAGGTAAGAGACAGGACGTAGAAGGTAAGCCAGGCAAGATTAAGGCTATGGGATTGGACTTGAAGCGCAGTGATACTCCAGAATTTATACAGGACTTTTTAAGTGAAGTATTAGAGATGGTGCTTACTGGTAACGAAGAAAAAATAATTCTAGACTATATCAGTAAATTTAGACTGGATTTTAAAAACAGACCAGGATGGGAAAAAGGTAGCCCACGTCGTGCTAATAATATTACTGAATATGATGCAAAAGAACGTAAACAAGGTAAAGCTAATATGCCAGGACACGTTAGAGCTGCTATTAATTGGAACACTCTCAAAAAAATTAACAGTGACAAATACAGCATGAATATTACAGATGGCGCTAAAGTAGTAGTATGTAAATTAAAGAACAATCCCTTAAACTATACTAGTGTAGCATATCCTGTAGATGAACTTAGATTACCACAATGGTTTAAAGATTTACCATTTGATCACGATGCAATGGAAGACACAATTATAGATAATAAACTAGAAAATCTTATCGGTGTTCTTCATTGGAAATTAAGTGACACTAAAGAAACGAGCACTTTTAATAAGTTTTTTAAATTTAATGCTTGACATTAACCCTAATTCTAAATATACTATAAAAAGGAGAAAATTATGATTAGAGATATTTTAACTGACATCGTAGCACATACATCAACATTGGGATTCCCATTTGCTAAAATTGTAAGCGATAAGGAATCAACCATTATTGAAAGCATAACAGAAGATCACTCTGTAGTTGTAAGAGCCAAAACACACAACCCAGTTCAGGAATTTCAAGGTACATTTGGTCTTCCTAATTTAAACACTTTGAATCTTTTACTTAAAAATCCAGAATATAAGGAAAACCCAAGTATTGAACTAGTAGTTGAAAAAAGAAATAACAAAGATATCCCAGTAAGCGTATTCTTTGAAAATGAAGAAGGTGATTTTAACAACGACTATAAACTGATTGCCCCTGAAGTTATCAATGCTAAATTAGAGGAATATGAATTCGCTGAGCCTGATTGGCACATTGAATTTACTCCAAGCATGGCCAGTGTTCAAAGACTAAAACTACAGGCACAAATTCATAGTGACGAGGAGTACTTTAAGTCTAAAGTAGAAAAGAAAGATCTTATTGTTAGTTTTGGTGGCATTACCAGTACTCACGTTGGTAACTTTGTTTTTCAGTCTGGTATTGAAGGTAAAATGAGAAATACTTTTAACTGGCCTTTAGCTAGTGTTATCAATATTCTAAACCTAGACGGAGACAAAATGATGAAAATTAGTGATCATGGCCTTATGATGATCACTGTAGATAGTGGGTTAACTGTTTACGATTATATCATTCCAGCAGTGACCAAATAATATGAGTACTGACTTAACCAGCACACAACTGGATTACGCAAAGTTTTTACCTGCCACTAGTACATTTTATGCTACTTTTATAGGCAAACAGCGTTATATTAACTATGTAGATCCTTCCCGTATTCCACCTAGTTTTACTAACGGTATGGAAAGTTTAAACTTTCTTGATCCTGTTAAAGGGCAGTTTTATTACAAATGGTGCTTGTACAGTGCTGGTCATGCTAATCTTGATATGAACAAAGTCTGTTGGCGTGAGGATATGTTTCGCAATCGTGATCGTACAACTAGTTGGGTTTTAGGAGACAGCGGCGGGTTCCAAATAGGTAAAGGCCGTTGGGAAGGTGATTGGAAGGATATTAATTGTCCTAAAGCTTCAAAAAAACGACAACAGGTTTTGAACTGGATGGACTCATTGATGGACTATGGAATGATATTAGACATTCCTAGTTGGACTAAGGACACAGAGAAAACAGGTATTTCTTCAATTAATGATGCCATAACAGGTACACATATTAATAACGAATACTTTATACGTAATCGTAATGGTAATTGTAAGTTTCTAAATGTACTGCAAGGTGAGGACAAGCCCCAGGCTAGGCAGTGGTATGATGAAATGAAAAAATATAGCGACCCAAAACAATACCCTAATGAACATTTTAATGGTTGGGGTATGGGTGGTCAAAATATGTGTGACATTACGCTAATATTAGAGCGTTTAGTCACACTACGTTTTGATAATCTCTTAGAGCCTGGAATACACGATTGGATGCACTTTTTAGGAACTAGTAAATTAGAATGGGCTGTACTATTGACTGACCTACAACGTGCAGTTCGTAAATATCATAATCCTAATTTTAGCATTAGTTATGACTGTGCTAGTCCGTTCCTAGCTACAGCAAATGGTCAGATTTATTATCAAACTGAGACTATAGATCGTAAAAAATGGACCTATAGGATGGGATCTGGACTGGACGATAAAAAATACAAAAACGATACTAGATTATATAAAGATGCAGTTGTACAAGATAAAAAACTACCTTGTTTTGATAATAGTCCTATAATGGATCAAATCAAAGTCAATGACATCTGTATATATGGGCCAAATGATCTTAATAAATTTCATAAAAGTAATAAAACAAGTTGGGATAGTTTTAGCTACGGCATAATGATGGGCCATAATGTATATCGTCACATTGAAAGTACTCAAGAAGCAAATCGTCAATATGATAACAATCTTTGTCCAGATATGTTAGTATATGAAGAAATAGATAGAAAATATTTTAAAGATATTGTAGATTACATTTTTTCAACTAGTAGTCAAAGTAAGGCTTTAAAAATTATTGAAGAAAATGAACTTGCTCTTAATCGAGTAAGAGGGACTAGAGGTACTAGTGGTCAAGGAGCAATGAGTTCTAAGCCTGGATTTAGAAAATTTTTTACCTTAAAGTCCCCTGTTGTTCAAGAATTAGAAGAAGGTGAATTTAGTGATGACGAAGTTGATAACTTGGAAACTTTAGAACTAGAGGTGGAAGATGACATTGCCTGACGAACGCTATCGTAATATTGTTCAAACTAGAAAATTTCTAATGGAACTTACTAGTCCATATATGACTCCAAAAGTTCCAAAGGTTATACGTGAACGTGCTAGTAACTTATTACGACATTTTCCTACTGATTATCATTTGGAAATGATGACTATACATATGCCAAATGATTTTGCCAAAGAAATAGAACCGGTGACACGTATGTTTATGAAATATGAGGATAAAAATGCGTAGTATAGTTATTGGTATGGGTATAGGTCAATTATATAAAGATGTACTGGAAGGTATGGGTCACGAAGTTGTCACCGTAGATACTAACCCATTAAGTCACGCTGACTATACAAGTTTAAACCAAGCACTGACGGAAAATGATAAGTTTGACACTGCCCATATCTGTACACCTAACTATACACACGGTCCTATAGCATTAGAAGTTGTAGATCATACTCGTATATTGTTTATTGAGAAACCAGGACTACCTACTAGTGAGGCTTGGGATCTACTGGTAGAAAGCCATCCTGATACACGTATTATGATGGTTAAAAATAATCAATATAGAGATAACGTAGAAGAAATTAGACAGGTTGCTAATGCCAGTGTTATTGTTGATATAAACTGGATTAACGATGATAGGGTGCCAAGTCCAGGCAGTTGGTTTACTAACCGTGAACTTGCGTGGGGTGGAGTTAGCCGTGACCTTATGCCACACTTATTAAGTATTTGGTGCGTTATGGACCCACAATATTACGAAGCAGATCGTACCCGCAAGGATGTAAA